GTTGTATATTTATGGTGTTTATGAGTTATTTAACACCTCTTATATAGAGTTTTGAAAGAAACTGATAGTAGTGTCGTGTAACGTATTCGTCCTTAGCAATTATCGATTCTGCTTCTGGCCATCTTCCTTTAATAATATCACGCGCGTACATATATGCTATTCCTGGACGTTGCATAATTACTAGTTCACCCTCAGGAAATCTTCCTTTTATAACATCTCTTGCATAATCGTAAGCTTGAAGGGGGTCTTTAACAATTCCTGATTCACCTTCTGGCCATCTTCCTTTTACAATATCTTGTGCATACCGACGAGCATAGTATGGATCTTTAGCAATCGCAGGCTCACCCAAAGGAAACCTGTGATAAGTCATGATATGTGCATACTCGTAAGAGTATTGTGCACTCTTTGCAATTCCTGGTTCTAGGTCTGGATATCGAACTCCTGTTCCTATTTTTGACCTTTTCATAGCTTCTTCGAAAGCAATTTCAGGAATCTTAAAACGTTGTTCATATCCTTTGAGATGTTTAGGATCTGGATGTAAGTCGTAGAGGTTCATATCTTGACTCCAAAATGTGTTTCATACCTATTTTTGAAATATGGATCTTTTGCAATAATTCGTTCAGCTTTTGGCCACACATCTTTAATAACACTTCGTGCATACTCATAAGCATAATGTGACCTCCTAGCAATAACTGGTTCCGCTTCTGGCCATTTTCCTTTAATCACATCAATCGCATAATAACAAGCTGACTCAGGATCTTTTGCAATTACTGACTCAGCCTCTGGCCATCTTCTACCAAGAACACTACGAGCATATCGGTACGCATAAAACGGATCTGTTGCTATTGCTGCTTCACCTTCGGGAAATCTATCATGCATGATATACTCCGCATAGTCACAAGCCCACTCTGGATATTTTGCAAGTGTGTGTTCAAGATCAGGAGAGCGTCTTGCTTTTCCTTTTGCGCGTTTTCTAGCCTCTTCGTATGCAAGCTCAGGAACTTGAAAACGTTTGTCATATCCCGTTAATGTTTCTGGTTTTGGATGTAAGTCGTAGAGGTTCATAGTTTTACTTTAAAAAGAGCTGAATAGGTTCTTGCATTTTCAAGACTTTGTGCAATCACAGGTTCAGCTTCAGGCCATCTACGGCGAAGAACATGAATTGCGTATAAAAATGCATCTAAAGGACTCTTAATAATCACTGGTTCTGCTTCAGGAAACTTTCCATGAATAACTTGAAATGCATAGACAACTGCCCAATGTGGATCTGTAGCAATTATTGGTTCAGCTTCTAACCATCTTTTTTTGAGAACATTAAAAGCGTACTTATGTGCATATTCAGGACTTCTAATAATTGATTGTTCTAATTTAGGTGTACGGTTTCCATATTTTAAAGCTTGTTCATAAGCAAGCTCAGGAACTTGAAATCGTTTATCATATCCCTTTAGCGTTGATGGTTTTGGATGTAAGTCGTAGAGGTTCATGTGATCCTCTTTGGCTTAAGTGACAGCTTGTGGAGAAACTGGCCGTGTCTGTTGTGGTTGAGCAGTTTTCGCTTGTGCTTGAACTGGTTGTGGTTTAGGAGCTTTTTTTGTCTGTTGTAGTTGAGCAGTTGTTTGAGCAGCAGGTTGTGCGGCCGGTGCTTGCACTTTACCTAAAACTGTTTGCCAAGCATTTGCAAGATTAATTAACTCTTGCTTTTGTTGGTTAAGATCCTGGGTGTTTTTTGTATTAATATCATTTGATATTGTCTTCATTTTATCAAACATTCTTTTTGTTTCGTCAGGAGCTTTAGCACCAATATACTCAAGCTGTTTAAACCAAGCAGGATCTTTTGATAGGCTCATCATTACAGACTGTCTTGCATCTGGTTTAATACCATACTGTGCAACTTGTTCTGGTCTTGTAATAAGAACAGAAATCCCTGCAAGTATCTTTGCAGCTTTTGCTCTCATTTCTGGTGTTTTTAAATTTGCAAAAGGATCAGTACCTTTGTTTAATCCATTAACAACTGTGTTAATAAATTTAACAGCCGTAGCACCTGTTTGCTGTGCTTGTTGTGGTTGTTGATTATTGATTTCAAGGAGAATAGTAACTGTTTTATCAGTAAGTTTATCCAGCTCAAGTCTATGTTGTTCGCTTTGTTGAATTAGTGGGAGTTTAGAAGCCATGTGGATGTCCTTGTTTGGTATGTCTTAGAAGCCATTTCTGTAACTTTTTTCCTTGCCAGAACATAGGTAGCTGTTCGTCTTGACCTATGTCTTTTAAACCAACAAGCTTAATATAACCAGGTACAGGATTATCTATGTCATTGTATTCCCATTCAACAATTATTTTTTGCCTAGGTTTAAGACCAATCACTTTCTTTTCGTCTTCTGTTTTTCCAACAGCAACAGAGCAATACTTGCGAACCTCATACTCAACCAATGAAATCGGAGTATTTTTGATCGCTTCTCGTAATTGTGTCTTGCTCTCGAGATATTGTTTAAAAGTTAGTTGTTCCATAATGTCTTCACGGTGTATCTTGATATTTATATCTCCTTGTGTAATTAACTAGGCAAAACACCAGACAAAAAAAGCCCCGAATTTCTTCGGGGCTTTAGTTTACGTTCTATTATGGAACCAATATTATGCGAACTGGAAGTTCAACACATTGATCTTGCCATAGTAGTCTGCGGAGTTACCCAGAGATGTTTCTGTCTGTGTGAATGCTGTCTTTCCGTAACGAGTCATCATTGAGACAACTGGTTGGAATGTGACAGGGTTAATCACGACACCTGAAGACATCAAAGGAATGTATGGGCAGTAGAAGTAACCAGTATCGGTTTCTCCGTTTCCACCCTTGTAACCAACAAGGATCAAGTCAGTAGCTGTTGCTGCTGTACCTGAAACTTGATTCCACAGGTAGCTGTAAACCTTGATTGTGCCATTCAATGTACCAACCAACATAGTGTTGTTTGGGCCTTTGAAAGAACCTGCGACCGCTGGAGCAAATACGCTCTTTGCAGCAGACTGCAGAATTGAGACAACCATTGGTGATACAACGATAAAGTTACCTGGGCCACGACGTGTCTTTCTTGCGATTTCGTTTGCAACTGCGTTAATAATAACGCCGAGGTTAGCGAAACGGTCACCCAAGTATGCTGGTTGATACTGAGGACCAAGACCGATTGTTGCGTAGTCGTAAACGCCTACTGTACCTGCAAGTGCTAACAGGTCGGACAAAATTTCTGAATCGATTTCTTGTACGATTTCTGCTGAAATCACTTGTGTTAGCTCTGATTCAAGATCAAGACCATGCTGAGACTTAATATCTTGCATAGCTTCAATCGTCCAGCCGGCTTGCAACTTACGCGTTCCCGCTTCAACTGCTTGGCTGATAACTTCGAGCTTAACTGTACGACCACCTGAACCTTCAATGAACGAACCAGAACCACCGTAAAGACGACCGGCATACTGTCTACCGATTGCATCTACGCCGACTGCTGGATATGGACCAAAGAGGGAGGTGTTAAATGCTGGAATGCTTGATGGCCATGCACCACGAGATGCATTTCCTTGAATTGTTGTTGTAGTATCACCTGCATCAACAATACCTGAAGCACCAGCAACTTGTGCTGCGCCACCGTCACCTACTACGGCACCTGCATCGCCTGAATAGAACTGACGGAGTACTGGGTTGTTACCAAACAATTCATCGCCACTGGTAATGTTACCAAAGTTACCTGCTGGATTTGGACTCCATGGGTTTCCTGGTGTACCTGCGCCCGGAACGTTGACAGACTCACCATAACGATAACGCATGGTGTAAACAAGACCTACTGGGCCTTGCATTGGCTGAACGCCAACGATTTCTGTTGCAACTGTGCCAGGAATAATACGACGAATCATCGGAATCAAAATCTTGCGGAATCCAGCAATATCATGCGCTTGTACAGCGCCTGCTGCTGCGGTTTCCATAAGAAGATATTCCTTTTCATTTTCCAAAAGTGCGCCAACTATTGACTTCTTTTGGGTGTCAAGACCTTCAAGG